GCACCTTTCCTTCCATACAGGTTAGAACCTATCTCATATGGTGGATCAAGATAGCAGAATGCGTCTTCACCATCTAGTAATTCTTCGTAAGATAAGTTTGTTATCTTCCAGTTTTTTATTATCTTCATATATGATGTTAGTTTATTGATACCACGCATTGAAAAATTTGAATCACTTGCCTGTGCAGAGAAAGAAGAAGACTCAGTTAGTCCTGAGAAACTACACTTGTTTACAACATAAAAAGCAACTGCTCTTTCAACATCACCTCCATTAGATAGAATATCTTTTGAAGATAGAAATAATTCCTTTGCTTTTTCTGGATATGGATTATCTTCTTTCAACTTAACAAGTCTTTCCTGCATGATATCCCCTGCTGTTTGTAGACATGCCCAAAAATTATACAAAGGTTCATACAAATCATTCACCCAAATAGGTAAATGAAAATGTTTTTGCGACATATGTATTGCTAAACTACCACCACCTAAAAAAGGTTCACGGTATTCCTTTATACCGTAGGGGAATCTTGAATATATCTTCTCTACTGCTCTAGACTTACCGCCAGGATATCTTAGAGGAGTTTTCAAAGTATTCATGAAGTTCTTTCTTAGGTTCCCAACCCAATAATGTTTTTGCTTTTGTATTATCTGCAAGAGTTATTCTTGCTTCACCAGGTCTTGATGGTATTTGTATTGTATTATAAGGGTTATTGACTAATTTTGCAATATCATTTACAGAATAATTTTTACCAGTTCCAATATTGAATACTCCATTACAATTTGTTTGCATTGCACACATATTTGCTTCCACTACATCTGACACGTGTGTAAAATCTCTCCTCTGCTCACCATCACCAACTATTGTGCATGGTTTTCTTGCCTTCTTTTGCTCCTCGAACAAACCAATCACGGGAGCATATGTTCCCTTTAGCGGTTGACGAGGACCGTAAACATTGAAGTACCTCAAGGTCACGGTTGAGAGTCCGTGCAATTTTGAATACATCTGACATAAAATTTCTGCTCCAACTTTAGATGCTGAGTATGGGTTTAGGCAATCAGTAGGCATGTCCTCTTTTAGAGGAGGTGTGTTTGCTAAACCATATGAGGATGATGTGGAAGAGTTTACAAATCTTTTTACTCCTGCTTCCACAGCACATTTTAGAAGATTGTTAGTGCCAATATAATTGACTTCTAAACAAGCATCTGGATTTTTCATAGCAATTTGTATTCTACTGAATGCTGCTAAATGAAAAACACAATCTACACCATCAAACAATGGTCTTATCTTATCATAATCTCTTATATCTACCTTATGATTATTTGCTGAAGCATACCAGTGAAATGTATCATTACTGATTGCTGACTCATTGTCTACAACGACGACTTCACTACCATCTTTAAGTAGTCTTTCAACGATGTGAGATCCTATGAATCCCGCACCGCCTGTAACTAAACACTTCATACTATTCGGTTTTAGTATTTTTACTTTTGGCACTTGTTCTCTTTCTGGTTTTTCTCTTAGGTGCCTCTTCTTTTTTTCTTAGTTCTGCTAGTTGTTCTTTAGTCAATCCCTTACCAATCAACCAGAATGATGCAACGATTGCTGATACTAGAAAGACAACAATTCCAGCAACTCCAACATGCTGAATTAATGTTCTACCTTCTGGTGGTGGTTCTGGGAGACAAATAGGTATCTCTTGAATAAGTTCTACTGGTTGTTGAGGAGTCACGTCCATAATAAATCTTCGTACATACTAATTATACATTATTTAAACTCACATTGCACCATGAGTTCAGTCATTGCTGCAAGCATGTTGATTTCCTGATCAGCAGCAAATGCTGATTGGTATTGATACTTTGCAATAATGAGAACCGCTTCTGGAATAGAGGACGGTTTCAAGTTTTCGTATATTGAATCGTATACTGATCTTAGTATAGAGTTAGGATCATTGTCAAGATTTTGTACTACCCATTTCCTTACATTTTGAAACTCTTTCTTAGATAAAAAACCTATCAACTCACTTGTATTTGTTGGAGATAATGCGGTAAGAACTTCACTACCAATTTCACCACTTGTAGAATATCTCTGGCATTCGTTTAGAACTCTTCTCCAATCAGGAAAATGTTTGTTGATAAGTCCTACTAAAACTTTAGGTTCTGCTTTTACTTTCTCTTCTGTCAGTATGCCCTGCAATCTTTTGAAGAATTTTGCTGCTAATTCTTGTCTTTCTTTCCCTCTAATTCCGAACTCGACCACCGAGCATCTGCTGTGGAGAGGTTCAATAATTTTGTTCTTGTAATTACAGGTGAAGATGAAGCGACAGTTGTTATAAAACGCTTCAATATTTGCTCTAAGAAGGAGTTGTACATCGTGGGTGGTGTTGTCTGCTTCATCTATTATGATTACTTTGTGTTTGCCACTGCTTGTCAACGAGACAGTAGAAGCAAAACTTTTTGCTTGGTTTCTTACAGTATCTAGAAATCTTCCTTCGTCAGAACCATTGATTACATAATAATCAACACCTAACTCATTACATAATGCCTTTGCAACTGTAGTTTTACCTACACCTGGCGGACCTGCAAGTAATAAGTTAGGTAACTCACCAGACTGTACAAACTCAGCAAAGGTTTTCTTTGTTGCGTCTGGTAAAATACACTCTTCAATTGTCTTGGGACGATATTTTTCAACCCAAAGAAATTCATTCATGATCTAGGTTTTTGATTTGGAAGATGTTTGACTTGTGATACTTTTTTATTTTTTTGTATTTCTTTACAAGTTTCTTTATCTCCTCTTTGTTTACCTTTAGTTGAGGTTTCTCCTCAGGTACGACACATTCATTATATTCTTCAATACATGCGTCTTTACACTCTTTATCTTCTGCATCACATTCTGTGACACATTCCATAAGATCGTCAGTACAATCTTTTTCTTCGCTCACTTTTTCTTCTCCTCCCAGAGATATACAAGATAGAGTCCTAGTATAACCCAGAACGCTATCTCTAGTCCATAATTACTCATCGAACTTAGAATCAGGTTCTAATGCAATAAAGTATGTAAGTTTATATGCACTGCTATAGAACTTGGCAAGATTCTTCTTAGAAATCTGAACAGTATATCCACCAATAAGTGTCTTGATATTCTCTATCTTAAAATTGAATGAGAATGTGTGTTCAGTATTTCCTACAGTAAGACTNTAAACATTTGATGTATCATTCTTACGATCAGATACTATCACTTCTACACTATTACCATTACCTACAACAGATAAGTCTGGTAGTTGCATGACAGATGATGCTTTGAGTAAACTCTTTAGGTCTTGCTCTGACAATTTGAACTCCACATCTATACTAGGAAGTTCCATCTTCTTTTCTGGTGGTGCCACAATGACACTGGGATCGCAGAAGAAGAATTTTGTCTGATGATTTGATGTTCCTTTGATTGTTGCATGTGACTGGTTACTAGACACATCAATAGATGGTGTAGCAGTCAATGACAATGTGTTCAAGAACTGTGGTAAATCATAGATTGCGAATTCACGTGGTATATACTCTTCAATCTGTGCCTCTGCCAGAACATTTTTCATAACTGACATAGTTCTCAATGTATTTCCTTCTTTGAAATGCAATGATTGATTGATAGACGTGAAGTTCTGAAGAATTTTAGTTGTCTTTTCAGATAGTCTCATAGGTTCCCTGAGTTTCATGATAAATGTCTAACACTTATACAATAACACTAACCCTGTATCAAGTCAACTGCATCCTGCCAATCTTGTTTGTTTGCAAACCGATACGAAAAAGAAAACCTACGACATTCTGTCCTAGCACAGTGCCAGAGTTGATCTTCTACATGCTCTCCAAAATATCCTACCTTACAACTCCAACCTTTTCCATCCTTTATAGTATCCATTCTGTTACCTTTAGCAAATCTAAAAAACCCTTCTCCATCTTCTGACCAGTTGAACAATATTATATGTCCGTGTGCACCGTAATTTGTGTGCCAACCTACAAATCCTGTGGGTGGGTAGTATCCTATGACTGGTGTATCAATACATTTAGGAAATTTTCTTTTCAATATATTATGATCAAATTTTTTCTTCGCTGTTATATTTACTTGATCGTTGAATACTAATGCTTTACTAGGTGTATCTAACCTTTGGTTATTCTCTAACAACATTTTTAAAAATGTGATGCTAGTAAAAAAGATGGGATCCGCATGTAATTCATACGATCTATCCCATCTTTCATCTTTTATAAATCTTTTTTCTACAACCTCTAAGAAGTTGTGGAACTTATTGCTTATCTTTATTTTTTGCACACTGACATATCAAGTGTACTATTTACACATACGCTGTTGTACTGATTCCATACAATATTGCAAATGTAAGTGCCCAATAAAATATTCGTGGCACATATTTTAGTGGTATATGATGTTTCATACGACTCCTGCTAGTCCTGCTACAGTTCCTACTATAACAAAAAATCCAAATTCCATAAGTGGATAGTATGGACTGTAAAATAATTTCTTCATTGCTTTTTAGATTGAGGGGTAAAAGTGAAAAGACCTTTCGCTATTAGGCGAATGCAACGTTACCTACACCTGATACGATGTAAAGAGTAACAATTGTTGTGAATAGAATGTGATACATTACGCTTGTGATCCTTGGTAAATTGGGGACATTACGCCACCGCCACCGTCGTCATCGTCGTCGTTGTCGAGTGCACGTAAAAATAATTCAATAAGTACCAGAGCACCCATTGGATATAATACCCATAGGAGTGCTGCTGATGATGATATAGTTTGGGGTTCCAAACCTATCATACGAAACCAGGTACGAGTTGTCCTGTAAATCCGTATGTTACAAGTAGTACGATGAATCCCATCATCGCTGCTCTACCTTGTGCTTTTACGAAAATATCTTTGTTGTTCATTATACGAAACCTGGAATGATTTGTCCTGTTGTTAGGTAAGCACCTAACCCTGCGATGATGCCGATCATGGCAAATCTGCCATTGAGTTTCTCAGCAAATGATTTTGCGTCTTTATCTGTCATTAGAATATACCTGGAATGATATTGCCTGTTGTTGCGTATGCTCCGACTGCTGCAACGAATCCAATCATTGCCATCCAACCGTTAAACTTTTCTGCTTCTGGTGTCATTTGTTTGTACCTTGTAAATGTTTGTTTAGAATAAACCTGGTGCTATCCAACCGAATAGACCATAGTTGATAGTCCCGATCACTAGACCGAGCATTGCGAGACGTCCATTGACCTTCTCTGCGTACTTCCAGTAGGGATGTGAAAAATCCATTAGAAGATACCAGGAATGATTTGTCCTGTCGTAACATAAGCACCTAGTAGTGCTACAAATCCAATCATTGCCCAACGACCATTTACTTTCTCAGCGTTCTGAGGATAACCGTCGTAGTTGATAGACTCATCAACGTAAGGTTTTACGTCCGTTGGGAACGCATTTTGACGTCCGCCTGATTCAGTAGTTACAGTCATTTAGTAATTGTGAACTTTTGTTACATAATTATATATAAAAAATAAAATTTTGTCAATAAACTTTACATAAGACACACTTATGTCACGCATCATTTTTTCTTATATTCTTACCCCAAACCCTCAAAAATACTGACAGCACTAACGCTGTGGGAACAGTCGTGACAAATATCAACATTATCACCATCCATATCATGTGCTGAACTTCTGACATTCAAATGTAAAGAACTGTTACTATTTAGTATAAAAAAAGACCCCCGAAGGGGTCTGGTTTATTTCTTTCCGAATTTTTCCCTGATCCATATNTCAATAACGATGAAGACAACAGACCCGACTGCAATTATAAGTATACCTTCCCACATTAGCAGTTCTCGTTTAGACCTTCTGCCATGTTACCACCTATGTCAGCACCCTGATTGCCACCAAACATTGCCACCCAACCAGCAGCGACCCAACCAACAAAGGGGATACTAGACAGAGCAGGAGCAGCAGCAGCACCAACCGAGGTACCCACGAGTCTTCCTGTTCCTTCTGCACTTCCGATTGCTTTGACACATGCTTCTGATCTAGCAACCGCATCTCCCTGTGTGTTGTTTTCATACCCCATTGTTGCAGGATCTTGCCATGATCTATTATTAGATACAGGTCCTCCTTGATTGGTTACACCATCCATGACATACTCTTCAACAATTTCTGTGGTGTTGTTTGCTAATCCTAAGAATCCTGCTTTCTCTTTTATCTGTTTAGTGATATGCATTGTCTTAGGATCGTTTGCTTTATATGATATCACATAACTATCGTCTGTTACACTTGCTTTATAGGAAGTATAAGGTCCTACAGGTATATTCAAGTTAGGTAACTTAGGTGTATCTTTTCTACTTACAATATGTCCTATCATACCAAGATGTGACACAGCGAATAGACTGCCTACCACACCAATTGATATCCACTTATACTTACCATCATTTGATGGTTTCTTCTTAGGTTTGGGTTCGGCACCAAACATTGCCTCTTCTTGATCCATAATCTAACCTAGGTACATTTATTATATAGCATAAAAAAAGGGGTGTCAATCACCCCTTGTCTTATGTAAGTTTTTCTTAGAAACTGTACTTGATTCCAGTTAGGAATTCGTACTTGTTGTCTCCACCTTCATTAGATGTAAACTTACCACCGATTTTAGCACCAACTGAATCTGTTAGAGCAAATGCTAAACCAGTGTTGATTCTTAGTTCAGTTGTATCATCGCCACCATCAGCAACAGTTATATGAGGACCACCTTCTACGAAGTACTTAGTACCACCTTCACCAAGAGCACCAGCATAACCGATCTTACCAGTGAATTCTGTTGATCCGTAGTTGTTACCTGTGAATTTTGACTTGGTGTCTACACCAACGTAAGGTCCTGCTAATACAGGAGAAGAGAAAGCAGCGACAGCAGCAACTGCTAAGATTGATTTAATGTTCATTATTGTTATAAGTATCTCGCAAGACATAAAAAAATCCTGCGGATGTTAGACGACCCCGACATGGGTGTCTTTTTATCTACGCAGGGTTACGATCTTTCGAGTCCTTTGTATGATTATATATCATAGCACATAGTGTGCACTTGTCAAGATTTTAGTTTAGAAAACCCCTTGTCTTTAGTAAACTCTAGACAGTGATTGAATTTATCGTATAAATCTTGTTTGTGTGAGATTATAAACACGTTGGCATCCTTGATAATATACCGTACAATTTTGAGGAAATACTCTGTACCAAATTCATCTAGTGATGAATCAAAAACCTCGTCCATGATTAGTAAATTTGTGACAACACTGTTCTTCATCCTTGCTATCTCTCTCCATGTAAACAGAAGTGCAAGGTCAATCCTCATCTTCTCACCCTCAGAGAATGATGCATAAGAAAACTTCTCATGTACAGGTGTTTGTACAGTTTCACTAAAGTCTTCATCTAACATGAAGTTGACATAGAAATCCATCCTCTGTAGATACTCATTGACCTGTTGGTTGATTAGAGGTAGATACTTTCTTATAATACTTTTCTTCACACCATCATCTTTGAGTAGTTCGTTACCCTGTTCTAGATAATCGTACTCCTCTTGAGTTTTTTGTAAAGTAGTTAGTATGTCTTTTAGTTTATCCTTATACTCTGTTAGTTTCTCATCTTCAGAATTTTTATTTTCAAGTCTATCGGTAATGTTTTGAATTTCTGTTTCAAGATTTCCTCTTCGTTTGTTGTTGTTAGCAATTCTAATATTGAATTGAGAAACTTCATTAGATAATGTAGTAATCTCCTTCTGGAGTTTGAGAAACTGTTGTTCTCGTTCTTCCTCTGCTTCTATAGCAGTGGTAATTTCATCCAAACTACTTTGATGTTTGGCAAGAACTCCTTGGAGGTGTTCAACTCTATTTACTCTGAATGACTCTTCTATATTCTGTGTACATGTAGGACAAACCGAATGTGCTTCAAAAAAATCCAGTTCATGACTAGAGTTTGATTCTTTAGTTTGTATTTTTGATTTTAACTTTTCTAACTTTTTTATAGTACTACTTGATTTAGTATATTGTTGAATATCCTTTTCCTTTTTATTGACTTTAGAGATGAGATCTTCAACACTCCTTTGGTACTCTTCTGTTTCGGTATCACAATTCTCGATCTCTTGTTGTTTGATGTTGATGCTATCATAACCTTCCTCCTCTATTTGTTTGATAAATCTTTTCTGCATTATTATTTTATCTGCAACTGATTCTTTCTTCAGTTCCATGACTCTCAAGTTATCTCTTGACTGTTTGATTTGAGTCTTCAAGATATCTGACATCATAGAAAAAACTTTGATGTCAAGTAAGTCTTCTATAACTTCCCTTCGATGTGGAGCACTAAGTTGCATAAAAGGAACAAAAGAAGCACTGCCAAGTATGACAATTTGAGTGAAAGATTTGTAGTTGAGTTTGAGTATTTGTCCTTCCAAAGACTTTTGTTGATCGTTAGCAGAACAGTCCTCATTGAATTTTTTTCCATTTTTATAAATCTCAAAAATGTTTGGTTTGATGCCTCGCACAACCCTATAAGGTACATCTCCGATATCAAATTTTATATCCACAACAGCATCTCTTTCGTTTGTGCTGTTGACTAACTGACCCTTTGTAACTTTTCGGAACGGTTTACCGAACAAAGAAAATGTAAGAGCATCTAGAACCGTACTCTTACCCGAACCATTTGCACCAACAATGAGAGTATCTTTATTCTCATCTAACTTTATAGATGTGAATTGATTCCCTGAGGACAAAAAGTTTTTATACCGAATTTCTTTGAAACGAATCACTTAGAATTAACTGGAATTACGAAATCATCTTTACCTATTATAGTATACCTTGTTCCTGTTTTTTCGCAAGCTGCAATTGCTACACGATCAGCAACATGTATTACTTTCATAATAGGTTCACCTGTACCTTCTAACATCATAGCATATCTGTCGGCATCATCTTTCTCTACAAAAAAGAATACAACCTTCTCACCATATTCGTTGACGACTGCATATGCTCCCTCGTCTTGACTATGCTTTGGTGTAATAATATGCATCAGATGACCTCACATGCCTCTTGATAAGTGACTCTCAAAATGTCTTTGATCTTAGATTTATTTAGATCTGTGCTTAGATCATCGACATATGTGTTGAGTAGAGTCATCGTATCTTCTGTCTGTGCTACGTTTTCCTCAGGTGCAAGCATATTTACAGATCTCTCTACCACTTTGATATCGTATGGATGTACTTTTGCTAATGATAACATGAATCTTTCATACTCTTTATCATCAGTCTTTTGTCTAACTACAACCTTGACTATCTTATTTCTATAGTCCTCAAACTTAGTCAATTGTCTAGGTGTATCAGCGTAATTGATAATCTTAAACATCTGATACGGATTATTGATTGTCTTGAGTGTTAGTTTCTCTGTGTCGTATATATGNAATCCTCTTTTATCATTACAATCATTCCAGAACATCTCATATGGGTTTCCTAGGTAATATATCCTACCGTTATTTGACCGTGTGTGGTAGTGTCCTGAGAACACATGGGTAAAGTGATCATAACACTCAAAGTCTGCTCCTACGTCCATTACGTGCCCATGTGTGGCAACGAATCCATTTAGTTCTAAATGACCCATAGCAACCTTACACTTACTATCCTTCACCATCTTATATGTTGTTGCCTCATTCTCTGGGTTGATCCAAGGTATAAACAGTATTGGTAACCCACCTACAGTTATCTCTTCACACTCTTGGAGAATACGTATATTATCATACTCTCTAAGCATCAAATCTATAGTGTTTATATCATTAGTATTCTTATAGAAAGCAGTGTGATTGCCAACTATACTAATCATGGACATTCCTTTGTCTCGAATAGGATCAAAGTAATTGTCTTTTGCCCAATTGAGAGAGCATAGATCCACACCCTTCCTGTTATCAAAAGTATCTCCTAGATCTAGAATAGTATCTATACCATGTTTCTCTAGTGTAGGAAAAAATATGTCATCATAAAATTTCTGAAAGTAATCTAACCATAGTTTAGAACCTTTCTTGAAACCGAAGTGTTGATCTGTAATAATAGCAACTTTCATTCGTTTACATCATACTCAATTTCAATAACTTTTGCAGTTCTCCCCATGGAGTTTGCTCTAGTCAGTCTTTTCATAGTGCCACGTAGTTGTGTGGTAATGCCCTCTAGTTCAGATAATAACTCTGCTTCCAGTTCATCAGCAATGTTTCTGTGTCTGTCTACTCTCATTTCTGATTATCAGGATGATGTTTGCTATTGATTGATGGTTGAAATGGTTTCTTTGATCTATTGTTTATCACAATAAATTTGTCAGCAGCAAATGTTCCTGCGACATTGACTTCAATTTCATCACCATCTTGCCAGTTTATTGTACCATCTTTCTTTGTATGATTCATTGCTTCTTGAATCTGGTCAATAATTTCTTGAGTTAGTTTCATAATTAGTGTCTTGGATCAAAGTCTACCTTTTCTTGAAATGTTAGATATGATTTATTTGGTTTATGTGGTTTCATACCATCATGATTTCCATCATTTGGTAGTTTTCCTGTTGCCAGATATTCAACAACATCTATACAACCTTGAAGATAAGATACTCTTTCTTTATCTTTAGGATCTACCTGTTTTAGTCTCTTGGTAAATCTTTGCATAAGTTGCTCTAAATTTTCTGTAGGTTTCTTATGCAGATCGGGATTGTATTCATTCCCATCAGGGGTAAACCTAGGTTCATTAGTTGGTTTCATCTATTAGTCCTATACTGAACAGCATCTTTTATAGAGTTATACTCAGAAGACTTATCCCTTTCGTCTGCGACGAAAACTTCGTCATATCCAGATTTTTCTATTATCTTTTGTTTTATATCTAACTGACGTTTCTCTTTCTGTATCCTTCTTAGAAATGCATAGTGTATTATTTGTGTAAAGTATGCAAAAGGATTCTTAGACTTATCTGGATTGAAGTTATCAATATATTGAACACAGTTCTCTATACCATCACATACCATATCATCTTTGAACATATAGTTTACAAAGTTTGGTTTGAATGATAAGTGAGTTGCTATCTTTAGAAAACATTCGCCAATGTATCTGGGAATTACAGGTTTAGGTAAACCTCTCCTTTCAGCAATAATAATTTGGTCTTTATAATCAATAATTGCAGCAAGAAACTCCTTGTTATTGACGTAGTGCTCTGATCTTTTACGTGGCATTACTGTGCGTGTTTCTGTATTTAATTATAGCACACTTGACATACTTGTCAAAACTGTGTACAATAACCCTGTGGGGGTTGAAAGGACAGGTATTAAGTTTCTTTTGTATCCTTAGAGTCTTTTTTGTATATCTCTTCAAACTGTTTACGTGCTTCATTTACAGAGTTTATATATCCCATTTCCTTAGTTATTTCAGGGTGTGAGCGAGTGAACCCTTGTTTGATAATCGTAGAATATGTTTTATTTACTTCTTTATCTCTTATCTCAGACATCGTAATAATTCTATTCATGTCAACTATGAAAACCTCTTCATCAGTCAATTTCATCCAAGGTTCAAATTTATATCCCAACGGGATATTCGCACCAGGGGTGCGAACCTCTTGACATACAACTGGATTCTCTAAGATAATTCTATCGTCATCGTCACTACACACAACAACCTTTGACAGTATCTCTTCACCACTTACAAGTTTGATAGCCGCAAGAAAATCCTCATACGGTTCTTCAAATTTTGATTTGGATGATGTCATAGTTGAATTTTTCCTCGTTGTAGTATTTGATTCGTTCAATCAAGTGGTTCAAAGTATAGTTCTGGACTGATCCTTTCTTAGTATCATCCGCTATATCATATAATGTAGCACTCAACTTGGAATTACTTTTACGTAAGACCCTGCCGATAGATTGTAAAGTTCTAATTCTGGACTTAGAAGGAGAAGAAAAGACAATGTTATGGAGGTTTTTAATATTGATACCAGTGGAGAAAGTTCCAAAGGATGCAATAATTATAGCATTGGATTCAACCTCTGCTATACTCCTGACAGATTCTCTTTCTTCGACATCTACACCACCGTGTATGAAGAAGACTTTTCTATCATCTTTATTTATTAGGTCGAATAGCACCTCTCCATGGGTAGCAACCCTACTATAGAGAACTAAAGTNTTACCTTTCAAGTCCAGCACTAGGTTTTTGATAAATTTATTTCTTTTCTCATGACCTATAATATATTCTATTTCATCCTGATAGGTGTCAAATTTTTTTGGATCATGCTTGAGTAACAGAACTCTGATGTTTAGTGTTGCTAGGTAACCCTTCTCCTGTAGTTCCTTAGTATTGACGATCTTATAAGAGGGTCCGAACAAACCTTCAAGTACCCACTTATGAGTTTGTGTACCATCGAGCGTACCTGTGAAACCATACCTGTATTTTGTGTCATAGAGTTTAGTCATGATACTTACTAATGATTTAGACTTGAATTGATGTGCCTCGTCACCAATTACAACATCAAATCTATTGAACCAATCTTTAGGTAACTTGTATATTGACTGCCATGTGCTTATAATGACTGGGTTCTGACTCATCAAGTCTTTGCCAGCATAAATTTTATGACAAATTCCATCGACATTCCATCCATAATCTACAAAGTCCTTATACATCTGTTCTACAAGAGAGGTAGTAGGGACAATAATGAGGGTTGACCTTTTATGTTCTACGTGGTATCGTGTAACTGCATAGATCATCAAGGACTTACCAGACCCTGTTGGTGATATAATCAATCTACGATTCTTCTGTAATGCATCAGTCACACCATCAATCTGATAATCACGAGGTTTGTACTTCGAGATTCGAGTTAGATAGTCCTTCACCCCCTCATACGAAATTGATTCCGTCTCTTCGTATGGCAGTCCGTAATACTTGGAGTTCTCAAATTCAAATTCGTAATCGTATCTCTTACAAAAAGACGTGATCTTATCTAACAGACCGACATATATTTCTTGCTTCTGTAAATTAAATAATCTTATTTTACCGTCCCAGTATTTACTACGATACTGAGGCATGAACTTAGCACCTGGTACATCAAAGGTGAACTCGTCCTGTAACTCGTGTCGTATGTGTGGGTCGCAATCAATTTTTAGAAAGACTTCATTCTTCTTTCTTATAATTAGATCAGCCATAACCAGCGTTGAAACGTCTCCATTCGATAGCGTTTTTTATCTGGTAAGTTCTATTGGAGATTTGTCTTAGTATTTCTTCGATATACTTCAACATGGTGTCATAGTACTCGATCTTTAGTTTGGTCTTTCTGAGTCTTTCGTCTGCTTCAAGATATAACTTGAGGTCATCCTTGTCTCTGACCTTGTAAGGAAATGGTTCTGCTTCATATACAGACGCAGTTGCCTTACCTGTGTAATACTTTCTCCGATCTAATAGAACATTACAATGTGTCTGCTCCTCACGTTTTCGCATGAGCAGTATCGTATTATATAGCTCATAATAAGTAGCGTGTAATTGTGGGATTCGTAAAGACTCAGTATCAAGTTCATCTTGATTCATCTTTGCATCTTTTTCCCACATGTCTTGAATCATCTCAAGACTTAAAGTCTTAGACCTTGGTTCCATTTACGTCAATCACATCAAAAATAGTATATTTAAAGGTAACCATTGCGGTAAAATATCTTTGCTCTGTTTCTGTTGAGTCAAATGGTACACCAGATAGTGCAACAGGAAATAAATCCTTGAACTTAATAGAGATACTTGGGTTGTAATCACTATTCAAAACTATCAATGTTCCATCAGACCTTTCTGCAAACTGATCTCTTTCAGCAGAGTCAGGATAAAATCTATTTACTTTCTTCAAATCTTCATACTGTTGTAGTGACTCAGGAAATCCTAGTCCAGTAATCCAATCATATATCTGCAAGTAATTCTCGCAGTTCTCGTCAACTATAAAACTAAGAGTCAGATCTTCGTAAGATAACTCTGTGCCAGGTATAGGTATTTGACGAAGGTAAGATGCTTGCGTTGTGGTACCAAGAGTTACAGTTGGTATATTTGCTTGATTGCAAAAGAAACTAACTTTAGGACAACGATTCAGCAAAAACTTGAACCCAACTATTGATAGGAAATTCCTATTAGTAGGTTCATTCAGTTTAAATGGAGGTGTAGCACCTCTAACCCTAGTGTTTGCCATTACTCCCAGTATTCATCAAGAACATCTAAAACATTATTTAGGGCTTGTTGAGCAGCCCATCTTTCTTTATCACTCCACTCAGGATACCAATGTTTTTCCATTATACCTTGTTTTATTCTCATGACTCTCGCAACCATCATTACTTTATTAATTCTACCGTTCATTCATTTACGTAAACTTTGCAAATATTCTAGCACATGTTCTCTAATATCCATCAACTCTGTGTAGCAATGCTGATTATGTGCACAACCTCTCAGTTTGGAATCAGGTGCGTGAACAGACTCTATAAAAATGTCAAGTCCTCGATTCCATCGTACCTCTGGTGTTTCGCCAGAGGAAATAGATCCTTGATCTTTCATAGTATTATTTGACTACCATATTTATAGCATAAAAAAAGACCCCTGTAAAGGGGTCTCTTTGGAAATCAATCTATAAAGAATCTTTCAAGAGTTACAACACCATTATTTTCAAATACTTCAACCATTTCATTACACCAAGGACAATCGGCAAGTTTTCCATCATGAATATGTCCATATGGATTTTCTACTCCAGTAACATTATATAGATATTGATATCCTAATAAAGCAGAATTGACATAATACTTCTTGAATTCTTTGAGAGCAGTATTCCATGTTCTTTTTGCTTTAGGATTTTCTGGATACCAAATATCAAATGTGTTTGCAATCTTAATAGTTTCAATTACAGTGTTTATATCTACATTATAATCTTCTGAGTATTTTTTAAGATACACATCTAGATTATTAGAATATTTGGTGCGAATTATATTACCTGTACCTGTATTTGTTCTTACCATCCTACCAAAAATTTGAATAGGAATATGAGTGCGAATTTCTTTAGGATCTCTAATTCGACATACCACATTAACTGCTAAATTATGAACATTAATACCTGATCTTCCTCTACTAACTACAAGTAAAAACCGTACAGGATCATTTGGATCTTCTAATCTAGCAAATAAAGTCTTTGAGTTATCTACTTTTTCTTTATTTCCTTCAAGATCCCAAATAATACATCCACCATCTGAGTTATTATTACCTTCCCTCATAGTGGCAATCATTTTACTATTAGCATTAATTCCAATAGATAAAAGATAATCTGCTATAGTATTTCTTACTTCATCAATAGGACATCCCCATACCCCTCTTGTATCACCACAAATATAGTAACCAGTTAGTTTAGGATTGATATTAGAATCTACTGCTCTTAGATCTTCTAACTTTTCTTCTTTATCAAATAAAGTATCAATACTATTTTGTACATGATTTTTAATATCTCTTGCTCCTTGATATCTTTCTAAGGGATATTCTGTAGTTTTATCTAACCATGATTGAAATGGAAGAATGCTATCTAATGGTACTAGATCATTAACGGTATCAAATTGATTAGTTAATGACTTATCTTTTTGTGTGTGATGTACTGTAGGAGTTGCAGTAAATCCAATTACACGAGGATTAATTTTCTTCCATCTCTCAATTCTTTGCCAAGTTTCTGCTGTATACTCTGCACCATATCCAGAAACTGTCATATAAGGGTCTCTTCCTCTATCAGCACATCCAATAAATTGATGTGCTTCCTCAATACACAATACAGATTGTGATGCATATTGTATAAGTCTTTCAATATTATGAATAAAATAATTATGTGTAATAGAAACACATAGAATTACATTATCAACAAGTGATGCTAAATCTAAGAAATCTGGTGAAGGATCGGTTGAAGATTTTAAAATATAATCACAATTAGAATTTAATTGGGAAATGTTATCAAATGTGCCATCTCGTGCAACCTCTACTGTTGGAGATAATCTAAAAATATATTTTAAATTAGGAAATGCATCTTTCAGGATTAATGGCATTTCTGTATCCTGAAAATGAGATTTTCCTCCACCTGTTTGAAGAGTGAAAATCTTTACTGTATTTTTTGTAAAATTATTACTATTTACAACTTGCTTAAAATTCTTACTGAATTGTTCATACGGAGTTTCTACACGCAACAATTCCGACATTGCTAATGTCATACTATTACCTCTAATTAACGTTAGTTTGAATTAGTTTT